CGCGCAAAGGACGCCATCCTAAAACAGGCCGCCCAGCTCGCTACTCTGAGTCACGCGGAAATGCTCGCCCGGCTGCAAGACGAAGGGCAACGGAAGGGGCTGGAGTTCCGTGATCTCAACAGGACCTGGGGCACCGCTGCCGACAAGCTCGTGCAAGCTGCTCGCGACGAACTGGCGAACGCTACCGAGGCCGAGGACCACGCCAACTTGAGCCGAGACGAACTGCTCGACCGTCTAGCCTCGGAACTAGATCCCGACATGGTCGAAGCTATCCGAGTCCGGCAGAGGCACTAGGTGATCTTCTCGATCTGGCACATCATGCCGAGGAACGCCCGCCGGATCTGCGTCGGATGCCGTGCTCTCTACTTCGGCCCGCCGTGGTGCTCCGACGACGACTGCAAAGGGTTCGGCGAGCCGCTGTGCTAGAACGACAAAGGCCCGCCGAAGCGGGCCTTTGTCTCTGGATCGCGTGTTGTTAGCTAGCTTCGGGGTACACGCACTCGGCGGTGAGGAACGAGCGGATCCCCGCCTCAACCTCTGCCCCCTCAAGCCTGCGGTGGGCAGCGCTGGCCCGAAGGCGGCATCGCTCCACAAAAGACCGGAAGTCCTGCGTGGTCGTGGTCTGCCGCAACTCCTCAAGCATCCCCCAGTAGGTAGCGTCGAGGGCTTCCCACGAGGCGCGGAGCGCGGGGACGGTGCTGGCGTTCCGTTGCATCTGCGCGTCGGCGGCGCGGATAAGGTTGAGGCAGGGCGGGCACCAAGTCGGGCTCAGGGACTCTTGGCACTTGCGGCAGAATGTGTCAGCTACGGTCATGGTCTCAGTCTCCTTCGGGCTTCAGTGCCCCTTGACTGTCTTTATAATAATTGCATTAAAGGCAGTTGGCAAGGTCTTATTCGTAAATACATAAAAGAAAGTTAGAAAGCGCAACACGTCGCCCTAGTGCTAGGCTCTCCCCGTGTCGCTAGCTTCCGCCCTCTCCGCCGTCTCTGCCAATCCGCTCGCCCGCTATCAGCCTCGCCCAGGGCAGGAGCGCTTCCACCGAAGCCAAGCGCAGACGCGGTGTATGCGAGGGCCGAATCAGATCGTAGGCAAGAGTCACGCCGGGGCAGTCGAGGCGCTGCGCTTCCTCTGCCACTCGCACCCGTATCGGGAGATCCCAGACAGACCGATCGCCGGGCGACTCGTGCCCTACTCCGACGACAGCTCAAAAGAGATCGAGGCGAAGCTCTTCGCGCTGCTCCCCGCTGGACTGCTTCACCCCGAGTGCCGCTATCATCCAGACCGAGGCTTCCGCGTCGGCAACAGGAGGATCCTCCGGCTCAGGACGGGCGACTCGATGGGCATCGTCTCGCAGTCGGCGGGCACCCTGGCAGCGGCAGGCGCAACACTCGACTTCGTTTGGCTCGACGAACCGCCCGAGCAGCGCATCTTCGCCGAGGCCCAGAGCCGGGTGCTAGTTCGCAAGGGCTGCTTGTGGCTCACCCTCACCCCAGTCGGTCGCCCGGTCGGATGGCTCAAGGATGCCTGCGAGTCTGGGCTGATTGAGGACATCCACGTCCCACCGACTCCCGAGAATACGGGCATGGGTCAAGCCGAGCTGGACGCCATCGAGCAAATGATCCTGCCGACCGAACGCCCGCAGCGCTACGGGGGAGAATGGGAAGGCGCTACGCCGGATCGCTTCTATGGATCCTGGTCCGACGCGATGGTAAGCAAGACGCTCCCCGACTGCGAGCTACAGATCGGGCTCGGCATCGACCACGGCGAGGGACACGGTCGGCAGGCCGCGCTGCTCTGCGGCTTCGACACTCGGGACAAGACGAACCCGCGTGTCTGGTTCCTCGACGAGTACACGAGCCAGGGGCACAGCGGGATCGAAGAGGACGCTAACGGGATCCTCGACATGCTCTCTCGCTGGGACCTCGGACCCGAAGCGGTCGACGTGGCGCGGGGCGATGTGAACAGTGCTGGCAAAGCCGAGTCGGGCTATCGCGTGAACGAATTGCTACAACAGAAGATCGCGGTCCTCTCCGGCCTGCCGCCAGAGTCACCGCCGTTCCGAATCAAGGCCGCCAGGAAAGGGCCGGGCTCGGTCGCCTACACTGCACGCCTACTGCACTCGGCGATGGTCAAGGGCTCGCTCACCGTCCATCCGAACTGCGAAGCGTTGATCGCCGGACTGCGTCACTGGCGAGGGCCGGGCGGTAACTCGGCGAATAAAGACCTGAGCCACATCCTCGATGCTGCCCGCTACATCGGACGGGAGTACCTCGACACGAGGCACCGCAACACAGACCGGATCAAGGTGCGTTAGGTGTTGACCTCGCACGCCCTGCGCGCTTACTCTGGCGAGGGCACCTCACGGACGGGCACCGAGGACATATGAGCCAAGACCAGACCGCACTTTCAGACGTTCCGCCTCTGCCGTCCCAGGAGGACGAGACGCGCCGCACGCATTCCCGACTTCGCCGCCGTCTGCTTGAGGGCCAATGGAAGCAGGACCTTGAGGCACGCTGCCGAGCTTTTTTCGTCGGCTCAACTGTCGAGAGATTCGGCGCACTCGACACTAGCCGGAACCTGTTCAACACGATCACCAAGCAGCTAGCGATCCAATACGACAACCCGCCCCGAGTCACTCACCCCGACTCCGACGTGGACGACTTCGCCACTCGCGTTCGCCTGGATGGCTTGTGGGCGATCGGCGCTCGGAATGCGCGCAATACGATCGGCATGCGCGAGGGCTTGATCCGCACCGACTACACGACCGAGCGCGGCGAGCTGCTCTATCGTGCGGTGCCTTCGGATCTAGTCTATGCCGAAGCGAGCGGCGACAATCCCGACGAGCCGAACCTAATCGTAGAAGCCCGGCTCGCATCGCTCGACCTGGGAGACGGCAAGGGCGAACGGGACCAATGGACCTGGGACGTTCTCGACCTCCGAGATCCCCAGGATCCGAGATACCGCGTGCTGCTCCCGAGCGGTCGGGCTCAGATCGAAGACGCCCGCGACGTGACCGAGCAAGTCCTCGGCGGCACGTTCAGCGGGGCAGACTATCCCTACCTCGTCGAGGGCTCGCCCGTCCTTCCCTACTCGCTCTATCACGCACAGCGAACCGGGGCGCTCTGGAATCCCTACGACAACTCCGAGCAGGTCGAGTGCACGCTACACATCGGCGCGCTCTGGACCTTCTGGGGATATCTCTGCCGCGATGCTGCTTACTCGCAGCGGTGGGCGATCGGCGTTCAGCTCGGCGGCGGGGCCATCCGTGGCAGCGGCAAGAACGCACGCAAGGAGGTACACCTCGATCCAACCTCGATCGCGATGTTCACCGAGGAGATCCCCGGGGGCGGCAGGCTCGGACAGTTTGGCGCGAGCGTAGATCCCGAGCGCTTCCAGCTCGCGATCGATAGCTATGAAAAAGCCTGTCTCGCTCACAGCGGTTTGTCCCCCGACGACTTCCAGAAGAACGGCGGCGCTGCCGAGTCCGGCTATGCTATCGCGCTCAAGCGTGAGACGGTTCGCAGGATCCAGAAGGCATCCGAGGCGCAGTTTGAACGCGCCGACAAGGACGTGCTTAACCTCTCCGCTGCTCTGCTCAACGCGAACGAAGGCGGAAGCCTGCCCGAGTCGGGCTACTCGATCCGGTACATGGCAGTGCCCCCGACACCGACCGAGCGGCAAGCCAGGGTCGCAGAGGCTACGTCGCTGCTCGACGTTGGCCTAGCTTCCCCGGTCGATATCGTCCTGGCCCAGCACCCCGGCATGGAGCGGGCCGAAGCCTTCGCCCACCTCGACACCGTCCGCGAAGAGCGAGTCGAGTTCGCCAGCATGGACAGGCTACCCGATGCCGCAGGCGACGACCTGGAGAGCAAGGTCTCGGTCTCGACAGGCGGCGAGGTCAAGGCGGCAGACACCGCGCTTAACGGCGCGCAGGTCACAGCGGCGACCGGGATCGTCGAGCGGGTCGCCATGGGCGCGCTGCCCCGAGACTCTGGGATCTCGATGCTCTCCGAGTTCTTCAACATTCCGAAGCCTCAAGCCGAGCGGATCATGGGATCCGTTGGTCGTGGCTTCCGTCCAACAGTGCAGGAGTAGGACGATGACAGACGAGACCCCCAAGACATACACTGAGGCCCAG